TAAAGATAAAGAAATAATTGCTAAATGTATGAATGCCTATGAAAAGGTCGGCATTATTAAAAATGTTATTGATCTAATGGGAGATTTTGGGTCGCAGGGTATTAGTTTAGTTCACCAAGACAAAAATGCGCAAAAATTCTACCGCAGATGGTGGGAAGAAGTTGGCGGCGCAGAGAGATCAGAAAGATTTCTAAATACATTATTCAGGTGTGGCAATGTTGTTATTAAAAGAAGATATGCCAAACTCACAAAATCTGTTCAACGACAAATGACTCGTGGTGAAGACGATGTAATTATTACAAAAGAAAATCTTTCTCGCCGTCGTATACCTTTTGTTTATGATTTTCTTAGTCCGTTAACTATTGATGTTGTTGGTGGGCAGTCTGCTCTATTTACTGGTGATAAAAAATATAGACTAAAACTCTCCAGTTATATCAAAAAATCTTATGAAGCAAAAGAACTTCCATTAAATTCATTATCAGATGATGTTCAAAAAGCATTGAAAAATGGTAATAGTCATATAGATCTTGATCCAGAAAATATAATGGTATTCCATTATAAAAAGGATGATTGGCAGTTATGGGCATTTCCAATGGTTAATGCTATTCTTGATGATATTACAATGTTAGAAAAAATGAAATTAGCGGATATGTCCGCGCTTGATGGTGCTATTTCAAATATTCGTCTTTGGCGGCTTGGTGATTTTGAGCATAAAATTCTTCCCACTAAAAATGCTATTGATAAATTACGCAATATTTTAGCCAGCAATGTTGGTGGTGGAACAATGGATTTAGTATGGGGTCCAGAACTTGATTTTAAAGAAAGTAATACGCAGATTTTTAAATTTCTGGGGGAGCAAAAATACCAACCCGTACTTAATAGTATTTATGCTGGCCTTGGTATTCCACCAACACTTACAGGCATTGCTGGGAATGGCGGGGGGTATACTAATAATTTTATTTCTCTTAAAACCCTTATTGAAAGATTAGAATATGGTAGAGATTTATTGAGCAGATTTTGGAATACTGAAATTCGTAAAGTACAAAAGGCGATGGGTTTTGCTAAACCGGCCAAACTTCATTTTGACCATATGATACTTTCTGATGAATCTGCTGAAAAGAATCTTCTTGTTCAACTGGCAGATCGAGACATTGTTTCTGTTGAAACAGTTCGTGAGCGGTTTGGTGAAATTAATGATATTGAAGATGCGCGAATTAAAACAGAAAATCGTGGGCGCAAATCTAAAAAGGTTCCGCCAAAAACCGGCCCTTATCATAACGCCCAAATAGAAGATGAATATAAAAAGATTGGTCTGAATAAAGATGTAATAACTATTGATCAGGTTACCGATTTAAAACCAAAGCCTGAACCAGCAGTAGAAGCTCCTACCACACAACCACAGCAGAAAAAACCAAATACTTCTGAAAATCCAGATGGTGGTAGACCTAAAAATGCTATTGATACACAGCCTCGTAAAAGAAAAGTTGTTAATCCAAGAACAAATGCAAGTTTGTTAATATGGGCAACAAATGCTCAAAAACAAATTAGTGAAATATTACAACCTGCTTTATTAGCCCATTATGATAAATCTAACATTAGAAAGTTGACAAAACAAGAGTCTGAAGAAGTTGAACTATCTAAGTTTGTTGTACTTGCTAACTTAGATCCATATACTGATATTAGTCAGGATATAATACTTAATATACTAGAGTCTAGTGCAAAAATTAAACGAGAAATATTAGTAGAAGTGGACAATTTAATAAAAGAATATATGGGCAAAAATTCTAAGTCACCCTCTGTTGAAGATATGCGCCAAATTTATTGTCTAGCATACTCTTATGTAAAAAGTGCCCTTTCGTAAAAATTTGGTGTATAAGAAAAGTGAGGTGATTATATGAAAGTTTATCCACAAGAAATATTAGATGGTTTATCAGAAAAAGTTCAGGCTAGTGCAAGTGTTGCATTAGAATCTGAAATACTAATTGATTCTGATATAACCCATCCTAATAAAGAAGAAATAGAGAAGACTCTAGCGGGGTATGGGTTTTCTAATCCCGACCAGATAGATCTCTTCTATTTAAATTCTGTTTTAGTTTCTACTGGGTGGAACAAAAACGATGATGTTTTTGATGCTAGTGAGGCTTGGGCTGCTAGAGATACTCCTGTAGACAAACAGTTCAATTATATGCATGATGAAAGTGATATAATTGGACATATAACTGGCAGCATGGTTGTTGATATTAACGGCAATAAAATTGATAGTGAAGAACCACCCCAACAATTTGATATTATTACATCAGCCGTTTTATATAAAAGCTGGAGCGATCCAGAATTAAGAGAAAGAATGTCTCAGCTTATTTCTGAGATAGAGGACGGAAAATGGGCTGTTTCTATGGAATGCTTATTTTCAGATTTTGATTACTCTGTAGTTTCACCAGATGGTGGGATGAAAGTAGTAGCAAGAAATGAAACATCAGCTTTTCTAACTAAACATCTTAGAGTTTATGGTGGGAAAGGAGAATACGAAGGATATAAAGTAGGAAGACTTTTGCGTAATATATCTTTTTCTGGAAAAGGCTTAGTTAATAAACCGGCCAATCCAAGAAGTATTATTCTTAAAACAGAAGAAGATCCATTCGATGATTCAACTAGTAATCTTTTAATAGAGGAGTTCAGAATGTCTGATTCTCAAAGCGTCGATAGTGTCGAAATTGAAGTAGAAGCAGCGGTTGCTTCTGTCAATGACGAACTAGAGACTATCAAGGCTGATCATGAGGCTGTTGTTGCAGGTCTAACTGCAACAATTTCTGATAGAGATGCTAAGATCACAGAAATGGAAGAAAGTGCTGCTACACTTACTTCAGAACTAGAAGATGTTAAAGCTAAACTAGCTGATACATCAAAAGAACTTGGTGATGCTAAAGCAGAAATTCGCCAAATGATTCGTACAGCACAAGCTAAAGATGCTGGTATATCTGAAGATAAAATCGAAGATACACTTGCTAAGTTTGATGTTGTAGATGATGAAGCATTTGCTGCGATGCTTGATCTCATCAAAACACAGGCTCATGTTTCACTTGAAGATGCACAAAATTGTTATCGTTGTGATGAACAAAAAAAGGCGGCTGTTGTTGAAGAACCTGTAGTAGAAGAAGTTGTTGAAGAACCGGTTGTTGAAGAAGCTGTAGAAGAAGAAGTTATTGAAGAGGCCGTAGTTGAAGAAACTGAAGCTATGGTTGATGTTCCCGAACCGGTGCAAAATGGTTTTGCATCTGCTGCTGAATTCTTTAGAACATCTGTTCTAAAAACAACTAAAAATCTTAAGTAAGTGAGGTACATATAATGGCACTTAAAGGTGATCGTCACGAACTCGATACTGAAATTAGTTTTTTCCTAAACGAAACTGCTGAAAAAGGGCAAGTTGTTTCTGTCAGCACACAGGGATCTGGTGCTGCTATGGATAACAGCTCTGCACTAGCTACAGTTGCTGCTGAAGCGTCTGGTGCTGTTGCACTAGGTGTTCTATTAAACGATATGGTCGATATTGATCAGACTCGTCAGCACATCAACTGGCATAAAGATGAAGTTCAAAAGGGTGGTAAAGTTACCATTCTAACAAAGGGCTTCGTTGTTACCGACCAGATTAGTGGTAATCCGACTGCTGGTCAGGTTGCATATCTTGCTGATTCCGGTCTAATTGCTGGAACACAAGATGGTACTGCTCCGGCCATTGGTCGTTTCCTTTCAACAAAGGACGCTGATGGTTTCGCTAAAGTTTCCATCAACCTTCCCTAATTTAAACTCATAGATAGGAGAAATACATAATGTCTTTCACACAGAAACCAAGTCCTGAATTTATCGACCTTCTAAAGAAGGCTGGTTCAGCTAATAAGGCCGAGGCTCTAGTTGCACAACACGAACTAGCTAAGGCTATTGAACTACCTCTCCGTGAAGGTGTTCTTGTTGGCGATATCGCCGGTGGTATCTTTGAACGTATTACTATGGAGCCTGGTACTTCAACAGAATTTCCTCTTGATCTACTTGCTCCTGGTCAAGAAGATGAATTCGTTGCTTATACCAATCCTGGTCATGGTCGTATTCCTGAACGCGCTGTTGAAGGCGATTACGTCATGATTCCGACCTATAGCATCGCCAATGCTATTGACATGCTACTTCGTTATGTCCGTGAAGCTCGTTGGGATGTCGTCTCACGCGCTGCTCGCGTTTTAGAAGCCGGTTTTGTCAAGAAGATGAATGATGACGGCTGGCACACACTACTAGCCGCTGGTGTAGATCGTAACATTCTAGTTTACGATGCCGATGCTGCTGCTGGTCAGTTTACCAAGCGTCAGATTTCACTCATGAAGACTGTTATGCGCCGTAATGCTGGCGGTAACAGCGGTTCACTAAATCGTGGTCGTCTAACTGACATCTACCTCTCACCGGAAGGTCTAGAAGACATCCGTAACTGGGGTGTTGATCAGGCTGACGATACTACACGACGTGAGATTTATGTTGGTTCAGACGATAGTGCTGCTCTAACACGAATCTTTGGTGTTAATCTTCATGCTCTAGATGAACTTGGTCAGGGTCAGGAATACCAGAATTACTTCACAAGTAATCTCTCTGGCTCACTTGGTCCAGCAAGTGATGTTGAACTAATTGTTGGTCTTGATCTGCAGTCCAACGATAGCTTCGTAATGCCTGTTAAGCAGGAAGTTACAGTCTTTGAAGATGATGCTCTACATCGTCATCAGAAGATGGGCTTCTATGGCTTTGCAGAAATTGGTTTTGGTGTTCTAGATTCACGTCGAGTTCTACTCGGCTCATTCTAAGCATCATACCTGATAAAAAGAAGAGAGGGAGGCAGAAATGTCTCCCTCTTTTTTATTTAGGTGTAGTATAAGTTGGAGGTATTAAATGAATTACCATATTTTATCAAAAGAAGTAAATGAAGATCCATTAGGTGTGGGATATGCCTCTATGGACGCATACCAAATTCGTGATTCATTAAATGGAAAAAATCGCGCATCATATAAAGTGTTATCATCAAATGATTTACTAAAATGGTCCGGAATAAATGGCCGTTATGTCAAAATCAAAAATGCATCTGAAAATACAAATTTATCAGATGAAATAAGATCTGCGGCATATACTGCTGTTGTAATGGTTGATAGGGATAACACCATATTTGATTATAACGATACAAATTCACAAAATATATTTAAGATATTAGTTGATAATGATATAATATCAGAAGAAGATAAAGATGATTTACTTTCTTCTTTAACAGAAAATATAAGCAGGGCATGTGAATTAGGACTACCTGTTTTAAGGAAAAAAGATATAGAAAGAGTACAAAATGGCGGTTAGTAAATCTTCAACACAAGTTACTTTTTCTTCTGCAGATTCTATTTTAGTTTCTGGAGATAGTCAAGTAACTAGTGACTCAATATCACTATCCAGCAATAGTATTGCTGCACAACTGTCATTAAAAGCTGATCACACTAGTTCACCAACTACTGGTGACACTGTAGATTTTTATATTCTTTATTCTACTGGAGACCCCGATGGGTCAGGCTCTGATGAATTTGATACACCAGAACATGGTTTACATGTTGGAATTTTAGATTTAAATTTAGAAGATCCAGCACAAAAAACTGTAGATATTCCAGTAAGTGCTAAATCTTTTAAAATTTATGTAGATAATAATAGTTCTTCAAACTCAATTACTTGTTCCTCAGAAATTTATGAAACTTTAGTCTCTTAAAGGAGAAATATAAATGTCCGCAATGACTGACTGGTTTGAATCCGGCATTCTTAATCAAATTTTTCGTGGTATCAGTTTAACATTACCAAGTACAGGTGTTTATATTGGTTTAACAGCAGACTCACCAACAGATGCTGATCCAACAGCAAATGAATTGAGTGGAAGTGGATATGCTCGTGTCCATGTTCCTACTGGTAACTGGAATGCGCCTGTGGCAGATGGTAATGGTCAATTAGTAGATAATAGCACCGCAATTGATTTTGCAACAGCGACTGGAAACTGGGGTTATGCAAGTGGTGTGATCATTTGTGATTCTGTTTCTGGTGGAAATATACTAATGCGTGGCGACCTCACCACACCTCGTGATGTTTTAAGTGGTGATACATTTAGATTTAGTGCTGGCGATATGGACATTAAGTTCGACTAATCCTTTTGCCGGGACATTTTTAAATGTTTGGTTTCCACAGCTTTAGTGAAGCTCCGTTTTCTGCTCAGGCCGGTGTTTCTGAAAGCGGTGCGGCATTATTACAGGCTTCCGGAGAATTATTTTCATCCGGAAGTTTGTATATCACTAGCCAATCTACGTTTGATAATAGTGGCATACTAACATCTAACAACTCTCTTTATATAAGTTCTCAGGACTTATTAGAGGGTAGTGGTGAGCTAAGTTCTAACGGAACTCTTTACATTACTTCTCAGACTCTACTACAAAATAGTGGTGAACTGACTAGTAATGGCACCATGACTGTATCTGCTGCTAATCTATTAGAGGGTAGTGGAACACTTGGTCCAGATGGTAGTTTACTTGCCTCTGGTTCATCTCTCTTATTGGATGCCGGAACACTTACGTCTAACGGAACATTGATACACGGAGCGCAGTCTGCTCTAGAAGCGAGTGGAACTCTGGGCAGTGACCGTAGTAGCGCATTAAC